GTAGCTTATCGTAGCTCTCTGCGCTGATCTCTACCGAGCCGTTATCATCAGCGGCACCAGCCCCTTTGGTCAGGTGGAGTATCTTGCGCACCGGATCAGCCACAGTGGTTGACTTAGGCGCATTCTTAGCAGGAATCAGATCAAGCATTTTTTTGCCTGAAGCAAAATTGAGCTTCAGACTTGCCTTCACATCTGATACATCAGCATCAGTAATCTTGCCTTGTGCCTTAGCCTCATTGACCACCAGCTCTATCTGCTCTTCGTCCTTTTTTTGAAGTTCGAGTTTGAGATTGCCTAGTTCCTTTTGGGCTGCTTCGCCATCAGCTATTCGCTGCATAGCCATCTCGATCACTGCATCATCAGATGTAGCCGAATCGAGGCTCAATTGTTTTTTGAGCAATGTGAGATTCATATTGTGAGATTTTGTTGACAGAGTAGATGTCGAGGCTGAAAGTTTCAGCGTCAGCTTTTGTTTGAACTGCTCAGGACTGAGCAGTTCGCCACCGCTCTTTAATTGCAGCGCGCTGGCATTGGATGGAATAGCACAGAGTGAAGCTTCATAGCATGAGCATTTGACCAGTATAGGCTGCTCTGGGCTGAAGCCGAGGTCAGGGCGAATCTGTACATCGTCCCAGTCGAAATCGATACCGATACTGGCACCATTCAGAAAGCCGCCATCGTATTCCTGCTTACGTGATACCGCATGATCATTCTCCTCATTGAATACGGGCAGCATAAAAACGTCATTACCCTTGATTGTTTTGTCAGACCACTTGCCGAGGATCAGCTTATCATCATGACTATCGAGCATCACCGGATTCGAATCGAAACGTGACCAATCTATACCCGGAGTATAGATAACCAGTCCGTAACTGTTAGGTGTGTGATCGTGTACTTTGATTGATTTTGACATGCTGCGATTTTTGCGTTTTTCTTATCTGATCATCGATAGCGAAAGCAAAAGTGCATATCCTTGAAACGCTTGTCAAATCAAGGTTTCAGCGTGCGAAGTATAAAACGCATGGTGCGTTTTTATATCCGCTACATAGATTGTTGTAAGGCTGATTTTATCCGAGAGCGCGAAGTTTGTACCGTTATCAACCTTACCTTGCGCTCTGCGCAAGGGGCAACAAAACCAAGCGATGGCAAAAGAAAATAAGAAGCGCAAACTAGCACTGACGCTATACAAAGAATCTGACCTGACTCAAAAAGAGATAGCAGATCAGATAGATGTAACCGAGGCTACAATCAGCAAATGGGCGCATGAGGGCAACTGGAAAGAGTTGAAAGCGATAGAGACCATGAGTCCCGACAAACTCATGCGCGAGCTATACCTGCAATGTGATAAGATAATCGAGACCGCACGTGATGAAAGCCGCGCACTCAATAGCAAAGAAGCGGACGCACTGGTCAAACTCAGCACCGCTATCAAGAGCCTTGACAAGCGTATCAACCCCAGTATAGTCTATGGTGTGTTTATGCGCTTTGGCAAATTCACTAAGGCTATTGATCCTGAGTTTACCAAGAAGCTGACCCAGTATCAGAATGATTTTATCATGACCGAATTGTAATAAGCATGTCATCAATAGCCGAAAAACCATACACCCGAAAAGACTGGGAAGAACACTGCCGATTCATCGCTGAGTCGAGTTCTGATTTTGTAAAGGATACACCGGCAGACAAAGAGAAGCGCATCAAAAAACTACTGTCTAACTATGGTCTATTTTTCGAATACTACTTCAGCATGTTTGCATCTGCGCGATGCTCATGGTATCAGATATTTATTGCGCACCTGCTGTTGCGAATGCCGGTCATCTTTCTGATCCTCGAATGGTTTAGAGGGAGTGCCAAATCCATACATGCCGACATGGGCTATCCGCTATGGCTCTGGGCGCACAAGGAAATGAAATGCATGGTGCTGCTGGGTCAGAATCAGACCATCGCACAGATACTGCTATCAGACATTCAAGCGCAGTTTGAGAAAAACGAAAAGCTTGAATACGACTTTGGTTCGCAGGTCAGCATAGGCGATTGGGAAACAGGCGAGTTTAAAACCCGCGATGGCTGTGCCTTTTTTGCACGCGGTATGGGGCAATCAATACGCGGTCTGCGCAATGGTCCACACCGTCCTGACTTTATAGTGGCTGACGACCTCGACACCGAAGAACTATCGCGCAATCCTAAGCGGATCAAGGACACCGTAAACTGGCTGAACGATGGCGCACTGGGCGCGGTAGACATAGGCAATCAGCGATTCATCTTGGTTAATAACGGACCATTTGCCACCAGCATATTGCGCAGCATGGTCAAAGAAAAAATAACCGGTGGTATCAAAGTATCTATACGGTCTATCATGCGCAATATAAGAGCCGCCGGTGCATTTACATATCAGATCAAAGGCAAGTGGCACTATCTGCGTGTAAACGCCGTAGACGAAGACTGGCAACCCAGCTGGCCAGAGAAATACACCCGCGAATACTGGAAGGACTTTGCCGCCGACAGATCGATGCGCAGCTGGCTGCGTGAGTGGCAGAACACACCCATAGTGGAGGGTGGAACTTTCAAACCTGAATGGATGCAGTGGAAGCAGCTGCCGCCGCTGAAGAAATACCGAAAGCTGATCATCTATGTCGATCCATCGGCAAAAGATAATGCCGATTTTAAAGCCGCCAGTCTGTGGGGTATGTATGACACCGAACTGCATAAAATCAAATGCTTCCTGCGTCAGTCGAGCCGTCTCAACCTCGTGAAATACCTCTACGATACCTACGAGTGGGTACGCTCCAAGAATGCCTATGTCACGATAAAAATGGAGGGAAACTTTGCACAGGATGAACTCTTTAAAGACATTTTTAAAGAAGAGGGAAAGAGACGCGGATATCAGCTGCCGTTTACTTTTGACAAAGATCAGAAGGGCGACAAATTTGACCGCATAGAGTCCACCTCGGCACTGTACGAGCAGCGCAACATCTACTGGAACGAAGCAGAGCGCACCAGCTCGGACATGATCACCGCAGAGCAGCAGCTTCTCGCCATAGAGCGGGGCAGCAAAGCACCGGACGATGGTCCTGATGCTGACACCTCAGCTATCTATTATCTCATGGATATAAAACGCATACGCGACTTCAACATCAGAACCGGAAGCATCACAAAAGAAAGGGAGGTATAATGTCAAACATAGGAGAACTGATAAAAGCCATAAGCGGCGATGCACCTGTCATATTCAGAGTCGGTACAGTGACAGCGGTCGACAAAGATAAAGACATCTGCACCGTGCAACCTGTGAACGGCGAAGCCGAGCGACTGGACGTGCTGCTGAAAGCCATACAGGACGAAGCTGACAATGGCTACATACTCTACCCAGCCAAAGACAGCATGGTACTGGTAGGTATCATAGACAATGTGGTGACGCACTCCTTCATAGCATTGCTGACACAGGTAGAGAGCATCAAGCAAGTGATCGACAGCAATAAGATCACCGCTGACAAAGACCTCTACAAAGTAGCATGGAAGAAGTGGCAGCACAACGATGGAAAGTATGGCGGACTCATCAAACTCAAAGACCCTAACAATGTCGATGCCGGTATACTGGCACGGGTGAATAAGATAGAGCAGACCATGAACACACTACTCAGTACACTCATGGGGGTAACGATACCGACACCGACAGGATCATTTCCATTTAATACTGTAATCAGCCCGATACAGCCACTAGTGCTGACACAAGCCTCAGACCTCGAAGATCAAAACGTAACCCATTAATCAAGATATATGGCAAGATTCTTAACAGACGATGACTACAAGAAGCAGATACGCAATGAGATTCTCAATGCTGTGACGCAGGATGATAACACACTAGTGCAGCAAGCAGAAAACGCCGCAATGGCAGAAGTAGAGGGCTATCTAAGCAAACGCTATGACATGGGCAGCGCATGGGCAGCCGCAGGCGATAACCGCAACCCGCTACTGATCATGTACCTGATTGACATCACTATCTTTCACCTGTACAGTATGCTGCCTAACAAGCAGATACCGACCAATCGTGAAAACAGGTACCTGAGCGCAAAAGACTATTTTGAAAGCATAGCCAAAGGACTGCTCACCATCAGCCTGCCGCGCATCAAACCGGCTATGCTCACATCGGTCAATACCGGCGCAAGAATAGTAGCAATGGTAGGAAACCCCGCTGCTATCAGCGACACGATACAGATCAGTGTAAACGGTACCAGTCTCTTTACCGCCATCAGATTCAGCACGGTAATGAGCCAAGCAGATGCCGCCGAATATATCAGCGCAGCCATCAATGCCAATAACCACAATACCGACTTTAGCGCGATGGCGGGTAAGGCAGGCATGTACACGATCATACTGCCCGAAAGTCTGGGACACCTCGGCAACAATGCCAATGCGCTGATCACTACTACCGGCAGTATCACCAGTACTGCCAGCCCTGCCACAGGCGGTGTGACCAAACAGATAGAAGCCAGCACCAACCCGCAGAGCCTGCGCATAGGCAGCACCTCACGCAAGTTTAACAGCGATTTTTAAAGCCTTATCTCAAACTCAATACTCACCTCTCAATACTAAGTATGGCAAAGAAAGATGACAACAAAAACCTAAGCGGCTACCCGATGAATGCCGGTAAACCGATAGCTGCTAAGAATGCAATGGTCGTAATGAACACCATAGTGGAGCGCAAAGCAGACCGCCAGCGCAAAGACCTGAAAGACTACCGCGTGGCTCAGAAGCAAGCCGAGAGCTACATACACCCCAACAGGCTCAAGCTATACAGCATGTACTCGGAGGTCGACCTAGACAACCACCTGTCAGGTCTGATACATCGTCAGCTCATAGCCCGCATACTGCCGCACGAGATACGTGTGGTAGATCATGATGGCAAGATAGATGAGGATTTGACATACCTGTTCAAAGCCAGTTGGTTTCACGAATTCGTCAAAGAAGTAGTACTGACCGAGATGTGGGGACACACCCTTCTATTCGTAGACGAGCTGATAGAAGACCCTTTGAATCCGGGTAAGAAGATTATCTCTAAAGTCGAGGCATTTCCGCGCCGAAATATCAAGCCTGAATACGGATACATAGTGGTGAATGAATACGACATGGACGGCTATGACTTTCGCAATGACCCTGCCATCACTCCGTGGGTTGTAGAACTCGGACACCCGAAAGACCTCGGACTCTATCTAAAGCTTGCTATATCCTACCTGCTCAAAAAGAATGCCCTGATAGCTCGTGGCGAGTACATCGAAAAGTTCGGCGTGCCATTCATAGACATCAAGACCAACAGCACTGACAACGAAGACCTCGACAGGCTGGAAAGTCGCGCTAAGAACACCGGCAAAGGCGGCTACATCATATCTCACGAAGGTGAGACCGTCAACATTACCGAGACCAAAGGCGGCGGTCAGCACAGTCCATTCGACAGTCAGATCAAGGACATGAACGAGGAGATGAGCAAAGCAGTGCTAGGCGTGACCATGACCGCAGACAATGGCAGCAGTAAAAGCCAAAGCGAGACCCATCTATCTATAGTCGATGATGTGATAGAATATTTCAAGCTGCGCGTGACTGTAGCTGTGATGAATGGATTGGTGCCGGTACTGATGCAGCGCGGTGTCAACTTCGTAGGCAAGAAGTTTGAATATGTGGAGCAGAAAGACCTCGACAAACTATTTGATCGAGCCATCAAACTACTCGGCACAGGCAAATACAACATCAAGTCCAAATATATCTTGGACACCTTTGGTATAGAGGTGGAAGATGTGACCACCGACAGCCCAGCTGAGGAGAAAGCAGAGACGCCTGAAAAGCCACAGACTAAAGCCTCAGCACCAAAAAAAGCAAAGGAGCAGCAATAACATTAGCCCACAGCTGCTGCTCCGACTTTGGGCATCTGACACTCAGCAAGGGTGAGCTGCGCGATGTGCGTATAGCTTACGATGCACTGGTGCGTGATGTATGGGCTGGCAAAGCCACTTATAGCTTCGACTACTTCTCTGCCATAGCCGATCTGATGCGCGATGCACTCTATCGCGGCTGGAAAGGCGACAGCGCGCTAAAGCTGACACTGATCAAAAACCCTACGCTGGGTATTGATTACAAAAGCGATGACTGGCGCATGGTCAATTCGATGGAGGCAAACCTATTCCGGTTCTCAGCTGCCAAGACACTGGATGCCGTGAACAAGCTCAATGCAGAGTTGCCAAACAGCAAGACCTTTGCGGAGTTTAAAAAGAATACCGCCTACATAGGTGTGGCGCATAATGAAACGCACCTGCGCACCGAATACAACTTCGCATGGCAGGTCTCGCAAAATGCGGCAGAGTACCAGCGCATGATGGAAGAAAGCGACCTCTATCCATACTGGCAATACCTGACCGCAGGCGATAGTCATGTGCGTCCGGCACACAGAGTGCTGCACGGCAAAATATTTAAGGCAGGCGATATAGCCTACCTGCCGCCGCTGGACTGGGGATGCAGATGCTACTACAAGAACCTCCGCGAGAACAACAGCCCTGAGCTGTGGGACAAGAAGAAGATGGTCGAGGCATTGGATAGCGTGGTCATAGATGACCAAGGCACCACCGAATGGCAGCGCATGAAGCAGAACGGCATGGATGTAAACCGTGCCAAGACCTGCGAGGTATTCGACCTAAATAAAGAATACACTGCGGGTCTGAATGCCAAGATGGGCATCAAGGACAATGGCGTTGAGCCATTCGCCAAGATGAAAGACCTGCCAAAGATTAATGCACCTGAGCGCACAGCTGCCGATGCGAAACAATGGTATGCGGATAATATCAAGGACAAGGTAATCACCGACTATGCAGGCAGACCGATAGACTTTGAAGAAAAGACGGTAATAAGCCACACTAAATATACTGACCAAAACAGGCAGGGTCTGCTAACAATGGTACCGGATGTATTGAATGCACCGGACGAAGTATGGCTACAACCGCGATCAGGAAGCACCTATCAGTATCTGTACATGACTATGTATGAAGAAGGACCATTGACTGTAGCCGTATCGCTCGACAATGAATTGAGATCAACAATAGAAACTTGGTTTGTGCTGGATAAGCAAGTAGATAACAGAAGGTCGGGGATACTGATTCACAAAAAGAAGAAATAAAAGAAGGGCGGGAAAACTTCTGACGAGTCGCCTCTCATAATGCCGCCGCCCTTCGATACAAATTTAAACAATCTTTTTAAACTTTTAAAACATGCCGCTGACAGTAACTATCAAGGGCAAAACTTTCAAAGAAAGAAAGGCAGCAGTGCTGGTAGCTCGGCGCGAAATGCTGGTGATGGCTGGGCGTGAGTCAGTCAACTTTTTTAAAGATCGCTTCAGATTTGGCGGATGGATAGAAAATGCATTCGAAGCATGGAAGCCACGCAAGAACGATAAGCGCAAAGGTGCGGCACTGCTGGTACAGACAGGCAAGCTACGCAACTCTATCAGAGTGACCGAACGAGCTGCCGACTATATCATGATCGGATCGAACCTGCCCTACGCACAGATACACAATGAGGGCTATAACGGCACCGAGCAGGTCAAGGCGCACAAGCGCAAAACATTCAAAGATATCATGGCACAAGCCAGCAGCCTGAAGACGCGCAAAGTAAAAAAGGTAAAGAACCACATACACACCGGCGATGTGAATGTGAAAGCCCACAGCCGAAAGATGAACATGCCGAAGCGCCATTTTATGGGTGCCAGTCCATTTCTCAATCGGCGCATAGAAAGCATTTTGAAATACGAACTCGATAAGATCAGATAGTAGACCTTAGAAAATTGACCAGGGAATTTTTTTCATACCATAAAGCAAATACGATGCAAATCAACAAGACACAAATCACAATGGCGCTGGTCATACTCATACTGATAGCTGTATTGAGCCTGCGCGAATGCAGCCACCGCAAGCAGAGTGCCACCGCCGCCATGCAGATCAGCAGCCTGACCGATACCGTGAGGATCACCAAAGACCGGATGGGCAGGCAGACGGCGCGTATCAATACCATAATAGCCCAATACAGCGACTTTCGCCACTGGCACTTTGCCCAGAGCGATAGCCTCGGCAGACTGCTGCAAAGGGAGGTAAACGCCCGGACCATCAATGCCATACTCGCTACTCAGCAAGTGAAAATAGCAGTCAAACTGCCCACAACGGAGACTATGAGGGGGGCAAACGCATCCAAATCAGACAGCAGCTGCGGGGATGCAGATAGCTGTGGTCTATCGGCAGATACCTGTCACCCCCGTTATACTCTGCGTTTTGACCCCAAAGACCCCTACAGAAAGGGCGCGATCACTGCCGGAGCAGATAGTTTTGACCTGAACATCAGCTTTCCTGAGCAGCTCACATTCACCACCGAAGCCGGCAGATGGCGACTATTCAAGCCTACCACCTACACCAGCCGCTATACCAATAGCAATCCATACGTAGAGATTAGCGGACTGCGCACCTATACCGTAATGTGCGACTGCCAAACCAAAAGCATGATCAGTTTCGGCTTTGGCGGATTGGTGGGACTGGCAGGCGGCTTTGCCTTTGGAAGACTCTTTAAATAAACCTTTAAATTTTTAAAATGACCATCTACACATTCATCTATCTATCGCTCAAGGCACGCATCACCGCACTGGTACCGGACATAAAGTTTATCGACCTATTTGATGACCAACCGAACAGAACCGAAGAAGGCTCTGGCAATGACCTGCCTGCTGCGTATTTGGAATTCAAACCTGTGCAGTGGACACAGCGCGCAGGCGGTAGCCGATTCGCCATGATGCAGATAGACCTGCACTTAGAGACCAACCGCGAAGGCACCTCCACCGCCAGCAATACGCCCGACAGTCAGCTAGAGCGCGGACTATACCCGCTCGAACTGATGGGGCAGCTATATATAGCCATTCAGGGCTATAATGACGGCAATGAGCTGTGTGGCTATGATCAGATGGTGAATATAGGCGACACGCCCAATACAGGCGAAGGGGTGACCCGTGTAGACATCATGAGCTTTCTATTTCGCGCCATAGACAACACCAATGTGCCGGTACTGACCGAAGTGACTGTCAGTCAATCAATCAATGTTAATAGTAGCAGCACCTGATGAAGGTATGCAGACAAATATTTATATTTGAGTAAAACAAAAAACTATGAGCAGACCCAGTACAGGCGCAAAGATATTTGCCGGAGCAGTGATCTTTATCACTTTTGGATTGATCCATTCTATTTTCAGCGATGCGCCAAAACCCAGCAGCGCACAGACATTACCAGCACCCCAGCCTTCAACAGTATCGGCAACGATAAATGCTGATACAAACACGACACTTACACTGCCCGGAGACAACGGAGAGGATAGACTATACAGGCAGATGGAAGGCGTCACTCTCGACAAGGTATTGCAAGCCTTCAACGGTAAGAATTACTTCCTGTCAACCTCTACAGGCGCATATTCTGAGGTGTATGAATTTAAGAATCCAAACGGAAGCTTTATGGAGTTATTTGGCACCGACCCAAAGCACATATACGAAATCAGGGCAAGCAGCAGAAACCCATCAGCACAGGACAGAAACGATCTGATATCGATTGCTCATCAGATTGGCAAAGGCTTTAAATGTGAGATCAGAGATGATCGAAATGCAGCCAAAGGGGTTGATTATCTTGAGATCAATATCGAGAAATAAAAAAGGGCGCTAATTGCGCCCCTTTTTATTTATGCTTATAACTATGCACTTATTGATTCTCAAAAAACAAAAATGCCGACAGCCTGTTGAGCCAGCCGTCTAGGAACTGCCAGTTGGTGCTATTGTAGAAGGGTATATGACCGATGAAGCGATAGCGCGCTGCGAGGAGCTGCTCGTACAGCTGCTGACTGTCGGCGGCATTGATAGCCCTGACGGTGGCGGGTCCTATCATGCCATCGGCAGGCAAGCCGAGAATGCGCTGTACATTCCTGACCGGTATATTCTCGCCGCTGAGCCATACCCACTCAGCTATCACATCTGCCACACGCTGGCTGCTGATCTCATCGCCATGTATCTTGTCCCAGTAGCCGCGTTTGAATATCAGCTGCCAGTCGGCAGTGTCCATACGCATAAACCGCTCATGCGTTTTGCCGTAAAACTTCTGCCATGTAGCCCATGTGACACCCTTATTGGTTTCCCCGCCCGGATCGTTGGGCAGGCGCGCATAGCCGCCCTCCCACTTCAATATAAAAGGTACA